CTAATCAGAGAGACAACTGGATTAGATTCACAAAACTATGGTTACAAGTTTGGTCAAGAAGAAGAGACCTATAACATTGTTGCTGCACATGGATACTTCGGTAGACTTATCTTCCAGTATGCATCATTCAACAACTCTCGTTCATTACATTTCTTCCTTGCCACATTCCCTGTAGTCTGTGTATGGTTAACCTCTATGGGTATCTGTACAATGGCATTCAACCTAAATGGATTCAACTTCAACCAGTCGGTTGTTGATTCATCTGGTAAGGTTGTTCCTACATGGGGTGACGTATTGAACAGAGCTAACCTTGGTATGGAAGTTATGCATGAAAGAAATGCACACAACTTCCCACTTGACTTAGCATCTGCTGAGACATCTGAAGTTGCACTTGTTGCACCTTCTGTAGGTTAATTCAATGCTGAGGAGCACAAGCACAAATGACTCACCTAGTTACTCTATTAACATCTAGACTCTTAAAGATACCTCATTCATATCATGGCATTTTAGAATTCAGTTTCTTTCTTGCAGTTGGAATAACAGCAGGTTCTTTGGGGTTGATATAAGTAGAATAACTGTTAGAATAAATGGGAGGGGTAAAATCCTCCCATTTTTATATCTTTTAATCAAATGAAAGAAACAATCAAATTTACCATCGCACAAGATGGCACTGTAACCGAAGAAGTTCTTGGAATATATGGTGACGCATGTGAGAAACTCACATCAGATATAGAACAAAGTCTTGGTGCAGTTAAGTTTAAAGAATCTAAAGCGGAGTATTACACACAGAAAAATGTCACACTTCAGTCAAATCAAAACAAAATTAAAATGTAAAGAGTCCTTAGTGAGTGCTTTGAATACACTAGGACATGACGTGGAACATAATGTAGAGTTAGAAGTTAGGGGTGGTCATGCAGATGGTCATCCCAAATTTAATGCTTGTGTTGCTATCGCACCAGACATAGGATTTAGTTGGTGTAATAGGAATGAGCATTACAGATTGATCGCAGAGGAAGATACATGGGATCTAAATGTTCCTGTTCAGAGGTTCATTGATAAGCTAACGCAACAGTATGCTATTGAAAAAATCAAAAGACAAACTGCTGCAGAAGGTTATGTTGTAGAGAGTGAGACTAAGAATCTTAATGGTTCAGTTGAACTCCTAGTTAGTAGATGGGGTTGACGCATCGTTGATCATCTGATATAATAAGAGGGTCTTATAACCCTCTTTTTTATGCATTTGATTTTGCCTATAATTTGTATAGGACTGATAGTTCTAGTGATAGTATACTCAGTCATTAATAAATATGATCCACATTAAATCATGAACAAACAGATGATTCAAGATCTTCCAAATTGGGAGAAAGAATATCTTACTATGAATAATAATCTTACAGATAGAGAAAAGGAACTCCTTAAAGGAGACCCTATCAAATCACATGAAGGTATGATGTATGGTTGCATGTATAATGATTGGAAAATCAGAAAGGGATACTAATGGATATTAAAATGTATGCACAGGTAGGTTGCAAATTTTGTACCAACCTAGAGGAACTCTTCAGAAGAGCAGACTTAGAGTACACAAAAATTGTTGTTGGTAATAAAGCCAATCAATGTCCAATGGATTTATTCAAAGAAAAATATCCAGAAGTTCTTGGATTTCCTTTTGTTGTTATTGATGGAGAACAAATTGGTGGTCTTGTAGAGACTGCTAAATTATTTTTAGATAAAGGTTTGGTATCTCCTAGAAAAAAATGAAGGAACTTAAAATAAATAGAGGTATAGAGCTCATGCTTAGGAGGGCTAAACCGAAGGAAGAAGTCAAACCCAAAGGGTTTGGTATTAATAAAACATTAAACCTCCTAAGAAGAAAAGTCTACTTCAACTTTGAAATTAGGTGGGAAAAGAACACTTAGCACGGAGTTGACATGGATTCATCAGTCTTGATTTATTTTTCAGCATCAATATCATTAGTCTTTTTATTAATTGGAGGTGTAGTTGGTTGGTTATGGAACGATAAGACAAATCAGTTCTTATATTCACAAGAAGAAGAGGTTGACTATATTCATCCAGAGATGTTAGATGATAATGGTCATTGGATCAATGAAGAACTCCTTACTGTCCGTTTCTTAAATGAAACTGTTGAAGAGGATGAGGAATAAATATTACTTACGGTACCACGATAGTTATGCAATTATTATTAAATGAAGTGTTGCAAAAAGTTAGCAACGCTAAAACTAAAGCACAAAAGATTAAACTTTTACAGGAACATAATACTCCAGCACTCAGATCTATTCTGATTGCTAATTTTGATGAGAGTGTTATCTCTATGCTACCTGATGGTGAAGTGCCATACAAAAAGAATGATGCACCAGAAGATACAGAGCATACGAAACTTGCACACGAGTATCGTAAGCTCTATCTCTTCTTTAAAGGAGGTGCAAATGTTTCTCAAACCAGACGTGAAACATTATTCATTCAACTTCTAGAAGGACTTCATGAAAAAGAGGCAGAGGTTTTAACTCTTGTGAAGGATAAAAAAATTGGTAAACGTTGGAAGATTACACGTCAGTGTGTTGAAGAAGCATTTCCAAATATTCAATGGGGTAACCGTTCATAATGAAAATACTTGATGAGAATTGTGATCCTAAAGTAGCAGAAGATCCTAAGCTACCTTATACTGCATACCTTATACAGTATGCAGATAAAGAAGTAGTTAAATATGATCTTACTGTTGGTGATTCACAGGTTGAAATATTTGATCATTACTATGACAAATATAAAAATGTTATGAAGATGATTCAATCTAATGGTAGAATGAATCCTAAATTATGGAGACAAAAACCAAAGGCACAAAAACCAAAGGCACCTCCAAAAACACCACCTAATAAGGGGCAAAAGAAATGACAGGAGATAAATTAGGATGTTGGGCTATACATTATCGTAAACTATCCGAACCTACAGTATGGTATACAATGAAACTGTGGAGAAAGGATGGTGTTTTGGTGTCTGCAAAAACATATGATGATGTGTATACGTTCAAACGTTTTAGAGAAGCATTTGAATTTGCAAAAAATTTAGTTACTGGTAACGGAACTGTTCCTGTTTATGATGCTTCGGTTAAACGTGTGTGTCGTTCAGGAGAAAATTCTTTCTATTTGTCAGGTAACTAAACGGTATAAAGAAATACAAAAGCTTGACATAAATAGTTAGGGTATGGTAACATACCTATACGTTCATCTCACAAGAGACGCAAGTAAGCCGACACGGAACGGGTTCGTTCATCCCTTAGGGGACGCAAATGCCGACTGAAGGAACGGTCTAAACAACCTCATCCTACAGGAGAAAACCGATGGCACAAGTCACATACCGTGGAGTCAAGTACGACACCAACGACAGCAAGCAAGTAAAAACACAACAGGTTCAAGAAACCTATCGTGGAGTGAAGTTCAACAAGGAACTAGCTACTGCTTAGTCACTTACTTAAACCAAAAGCAGGGGGAACCCTGCTTTTTAATGGGTAGAAATACGTAGGCAATAATATTCGTTTCAATGTGTACATTCTAAGACATTCAGAAAATAAATAGTGGTAGAATTAGAGAGGTGTATCATGAACCCTTCACGTTTTTGTTATGTGACGGCTGTTAAGGAGGTAATTTATGCACAATGTTCTATCTCGCTCTCAGTTAGATGAGTGGCGGCATATTGATGATCCAATAGACTCATTTGGACAAGAAAACCAAAAGCTAAACGACTATTATGAATGTTTAATTGAGTCAGAGTTACAAAATCAGCATGAGAGCAAGAAAATATGCAAGCATATTCTTGCCTGATATCTGAGAGGGGTTGCGACCCCTCTTTTTTTATGCTATACTATTCCCATCTGTAATATAAATATGGATAGAGACAGACAAAGATGGACACTCAGACTGATTCAAAATACTCTGACGAACAACTTAAGTTGAGGGAGGAATGTCTAAAAATTCTTCTTAATAAATTTGGTAGTAGTTGTGATAGTCAGTCAAAAATATATAACTGTGCCGAAGAGTGGTTATCTAAAGGGCACAAGATATCTAATGGCTTAGTTGCCTATTATAAGACCTACTATGAGACTAAAAGACCAAATCAAATTAATCAAATCAGCACTTAAAAAAGATGAGTTGTATTCTGATGTAGAGCTATACTATATGAAGAAACAATTAAATGAATCAAAAGAACTACTTAAACAAAAAAAACTAAGGAGAAAAAAAGGATTTAATAATGAACTCAGTGAAACTAGTAACAGTAACTCCTGAAGCAGAGAAGACAATGGGTTACGTGGCGAGAGTCAGCAACCCTAACAACCAAGACAACCCTAAGGTTGCTGGTCTTCTAAAGTATTGCATCAAACATAATCACTGGTCTGTATTTGAACAGGCACATATGACTGTGGAGATTGAAACTACACGTGGTCTTGCTGCTCAGATACTAAGACATAGATCATTTACATATCAAGAGTTCTCTCAAAGATATGCTGACAGTAGTTTACTAGGAGATACTATTCCTCTTCCATCATTACGTCGTCAGGATGATAAGAATCGTCAGAATTCTACAGATGATTTGGATCCATTTATTGTTCAAGACTTTGAACTTAAAATGCAGAGACACTTTGTTGATGGAATGAAACTCTATAAAGAGATGCTTGATGCTGGTGTTGCTAAGGAGTGTGCTAGATTTGTATTACCTCTTGCTACACCCACCAGACTATACATGACTGGATCAGTCCGTTCATGGATTCATTATATAGATCTACGTTCTGCTAATGGTACACAGAAAGAACACATGGACATAGCTAATGCAGTTCGTGATGTGTTCGTTGAACAATTTCCTATTTGTGCTGAAGCACTGGAGTGGAACTAATGATTGATGACGATGTAAAGATTACTATTAACCTTAACAAGTTGGTAGAAGCAAGAGCAAAACTCCAAACTCAATATGGAGATTACTCTAGTAAGATATCCAAGGGTGAATATCTTGATGAGAATGACATTGATCGTATTGCAACTAAGTTAAGAGATACTTTAACTTGGGATGCATTATTTTGTATGGTTGATGATGCTGTGCTAGAATACTTGGACATAAAAGAAACTCATTATGGTGAGATACAACCTGAACCTGGACGTGAAGCATATCTAAATCAGATTGAAAAGAATAAGAAAGACTTTAAGATGGTTGATCTAGTATCACCAGCATGGACAATACAAGTACCTATGAGGAAAAAGTAATGCCAACATATCCTATAATTAATAAAGAAACTGGAGAACAAAAGGAGATAAAGATGAGTGTCACTGAGTGGTCTCAGTGGTGTGATGATAATCCTGATTGGAAGAGAGATTGGAGTGATCCCTCTACCTGTCCTGCCTCTGGTGAAGTAGGAGAATGGAGAGACAAGATGGCATCCTCACATCCTGGTTGGAAAGACATTATGAAGAATAAAGTTCTTCCTAAAGCAGAACACGTAGGTAACAAAACTATTACTGAAAAATACAGATACTAATATGCCTAGAAAGAAGACAACTAAGTCACCTGGTCAAGGGATGACCGCTAAACAAAAGAAAAGACGTAAGCCTATAGGCGGTGAGCATATGCTTCCTGTTGAACCTATCACTGATAACCAAAAAGTTTTCTTTGATGAGTGGGATAAGGGACAGATGTTATATGCTTATGGTGTAGCAGGTACAGGTAAAACATTCATTGCATTGTATAAAGCATTGAAGGATGTACTTGATGAGTATACACCATACGATAAGATATACATTGTTAGATCTCTAGTAGCTACTAGAGAGATTGGTTTCTTACCTGGTGATCATGAGGATAAGTCTTCTCTTTATCAGATACCATATAAGAATATGGTTCAGGCAATGTTTGAGATGCCAGATGACAATTCATATGAAATGTTGTATGATAATCTTAAGGCACAGGAAACTATTTCATTCTGGTCTACCTCTTTCATAAGAGGTACTACACTTGACAATGCTATCGTTATCATTGATGAGTGTCAGAACCTGAACTTCCACGAACTTGATTCAATCATCACTCGTGTTGGACAGGACAGTAAGATAATTTTCTGTGGTGATGCTGCACAAACTGACTTACTAAAGATCAGTGAACGTACAGGCATCATAGACTTCCAACGTATCTTACAGAACATGGAAGAGTTTTCTTTGGTAGAATTTGGTCTTGATGATATTGTTAGGTCTGGTCTTGTCAAATCTTATCTTATCAATAAAATTAATTTGGGATTATGAAGTTTGAACATAATCCTAGGTGCTTTCCTCTTGATAGCACAGCAAAGATGGTTAATGGTAAGAGAGTATATGCTACACCTAATGGTGATTATTATCCCTCAATCACTACTGTCATTGGTAGCAATGCTAAGAAGCAAGCAGGTCTTGCTAAGTGGAGAGCACGTGTAGGTAAGGAGAAAGCAGCAGCTATTTCCTCAAGGTCTGCTTCACGTGGTACTGCATTCCATAGTATTACTGAAGACTATCTCAACAATGAGTTAGAGATAGAAAAATATAAAGACACTCCACTTCCAGTGGTGATGTTTGAGCAGACCAAAAAAACCTTTGATCGTATAGGGAATATATACTTACAGGAAGCATTTCTTTATTCAAAAAACTTAGAAGTTGCTGGTCGTGTTGATTTGGTAGCTGAATTTGATGGTGAGTTATCTATCATAGACTTTAAAACTTCTGCTGAACCTAAAAGAGAAGCATACCTATACGATTATTTTATTCAGGAAACAGCATACGCTTGTTGTCTTCAGGAACTATACAGTTTAACTGTTAAACAATTGGTAACTATTGTTGCTTGTGAGAATGGTGAAACTCAGGTCGTAATTAAACCACCTAAGAAGGAGTACCTTCTTAAACTCATACAGTACATAGACGAGTACCAACAAAGATATGGACAAAAAACAATTACTTGAGGATAGATTTATGACATCTGCGAAGTTCTCGCAGGAAGTGGAAAAGATTGCACTACACAATCCTGATATGAATTATATTGATTCTGTTATTCACTACTGTGAGCTTAATGAAATTGAATTGGATAGTGTTAACAAATTGATTAGTAAACCATTAAAAGAAAAACTACGTCACAATGCACAGGAACTTAATTTTATGAAGAAAACAAGTCGTGCTAAGTTAATGCTTGTATGAATGTTCTAACCATTGATTTGGATTATATGTCAACTAACTATGCTAAGTTAGTTGATAACATTTATAGTAATGACTTCACTAACAAAAGGTGGGGAGAGTTCTACAAGAACACTTACTATTCTGAAGATCATTTCAAAGTAAATATAGATAACTGGTTGTTCATCCTTGACGTTTATACAAAAGCAATTGCTGAATGTAGTAACGTTGCTTTTGGTTATGAGCATGACAGTATTCTTTTTGACTTACAAGATGTTGATGAACCAATAAATATTTTAAATATTGATCAACATCATGACATATGCTATGTCAATGAACAATACAGTGAAGTAATAGAATATGATATTGTTTCACAAGGTGACTGGGTTCTGTGGTTAGTAAAGAATAAGAACCTTTCTAGTTACACATGGGTTGGTAATCAAAACTCTACCCAATTAGACACTAATGTGGTACAATTAAACTGGAACTTCAATCCTTTATTAAAAGAAAATTTGAAGATGGATACACATAAATTTGATTACATATACATTTGTGCATCCCCACAGTATCTTGCACCACATCATTGGTATCATTTTGATATCATGAAGATGTTATACAAAAACATATGTGGACTAGATCCAAAGGTACATCAAGATAAATTTGGTTATGATCTTAAAAAGTATTACAGGCATAAAGGTAATAAGGTATGAGTAAATTTTTTCAGTCAGATATTATTAAAGGTGACATCCAAGAGATGATGGAGCTACAGCAGTTTTGTTTTAGATCTGCTATGAATTTTGTTCTATTAGATCCAGAGAGAAAGATAGAATACTTTGAAGCACTTGAAAAGTTAATAGAAAAGCAAAAGATATTTTATGCTCGTGCTAAACTCAGTGATGATCCTGAAGCTAAATCAGTCATTGAAACTATGAAGCAGGGTATTGTTATGTTAGGTGCTACACCAAGCACTACGATTGAGAGCATGTTTGATGAATTGTTGAGGAAAGTAGAACACATGAGGAAACAAGTAGAGGGAGGGGGTTGACGCCCGTCCCCTTCCCTGCTATTATGATCAAGTGAAGAGGGCAACTGGGTTCTGACTACCATGACTTAGAAGCATGGACATGACGTTGGGTAAAACTGCCACTGATGCACCCCAGATACAAACCAAATCTAATTAAATCCGAGGTAATCTATGTCATTCGCAGACTTAAAGCGTAAATCACAGAACAATTTTCAGTTCCTACAGAAGGAATTAGAGAAATCATCCAGCGGTAAGAACGTTGATGAAAGGTTCTGGAAACCAGAGGTTGACGCTTCTGGCAACGGATACGCAGTTATTCGTTTCCTACCAGCACCTGAGGGAGAAACCGTCCCTTGGGCAAAAGTGTACTCCCATGCCTTCCAAGGTCCTGGTGGTTGGTACATTGAAAATTCTCTCACCACTCTTGGCGACAAGGATCCCGTTGGTGAAGTAAACCGCCGTCTCTGGAACAGCGGTGCTGATGAAGACAAAGAGACTGCACGTAAGCAGAAGCGTAAGCTTTCTTACTACAGTAACATCTTAGTTGTGAAGGATCCTAAGCACCCTGAGAACGAAGGCAAGACATTCTTGTACAAGTATGGTAAGAAGATCCATGATAAGATCCTTGCTGCTATGCAACCTGAGTTCCAAGACGAAGAACCAGTGAACATCTTTGATCTTTGGGAAGGTGCTAACTTCAAGTTGAAGATCAAGAAAGTAGCAGGATACTGGAACTATGACAGCAGTGAGTTTGATTCTGTTAGTGCTCTTAGTGCAGATGATTCTGAACTGGAAGCAGTCTGGAAAAAAGAACATTCCTTAGAAGCATTTGTTGCTAAGGATCAGTTCAAATCTTATGAAGATCTTGAACGTCGTTTGAATATGGTACTTGGTATAGGTCAACGTCCTGTTACTCGTCCTTCTGTTGAAGACGAAGAGTACGAACCAGTTGCTGTCTCTGCACCTTCTCCTGTTAAACAGGAAGCAGTTGTAGATGATGACGATGCACTATCATACTTCGCAAAACTTGCTGAAGAGTAGGTGAAAAAAGAAAAGGCAGGTGAAGTTATTGGTCATCCATTATGGATGCTTCCAGTCATGCTAATAGGAATGTTAGCTTTGATTGAAGGTCT